CGGTGCTGTCGGGGATCGCAGGGTCGTCGGTGGCGGCGCCGGTCGCTTCGGTGGCGGATGACGATGTCACGGATGCGACGCCACTCACGTGGACGGTGCAGGGTGATGCGTTCGTGTCGTCGCACACGGTGCACGGGTTGCAGGCGTACTTGCAGGTGTTCTCGTTCGCGGGAACCGATGTGACGGTGAAGTTGCAGCACTCGCATGACAACGGTGGTGAGGACGCGTTCGCGGACATCACCGGGGGCGGGTTCACGCAGATCGTGTCGGGGCCGACGGTGGAGCGGATTGCTGTGGCTGCGGGTACGGAGGTCCGCCGGTATGTGCGGGCGGTGACGGTGACGACGGGCGGCTTCACGTCGCTGGTGTTCGCGGTGGCTGTGAACGTCAACATCACGGCGACAACGTTCTAGGGGGTGATGGGTGATGGGTGAGCCGTTTCGGCCGAGTGATCCGCGGATGCCGGTGGAGTCCTACCGGACGTGGAGTGTGCAGTCGCGTCCGGACAAGCGGGTGAAGTCGGTGTGCGAGAAGGTCGGCTGCCCGCAGTGGCGCAGCGGCTGGGAGTCCGTCATCGACGAGTCCACGCCGTTGGGTAAGGCGCAGGCGGCGTTCATCCGCGGGTCGAGGCGGACCTTCAAGGAGCAGCGGACCGCGGCCGGGCTGACGGTGTTCCGCTTCGAGTCGGGGCAGCGGTGCTTCGCCGATCACCAGACGATGCCGGAGCTGTACCTAGTTCGGGGTGGCGACTACCGGGCGAAGGTCGGGCAGGTGCGGGTGCACAAGCGGGCGTCGGACTGGGTGGAGCACGTGCAGCAGCACATGGGGCAGCTCCTCGACGAGCGGAACAAGGGCTGACGCCCACCGGCGTCATAAATAGGGAGGTAAACGGACATGGCGATTGAAAACGGACTCGGGTGGACGACGCTCGAAGTGGACGATTCGGACACAACGGCACGAGACATCCGCAGTTCCACATTCAACCTCGACTGGACAATGCCCCGAGGCGTATGGGACATCACCGCGATCTCGCAGTCCGCGATGGCCCGCAATCTCCTCCTCGCGGACTACTCCGGAACCATGGCGGGCGGCTTCGACGACGGCGACAACCTCGCACACGCCGTATTCCGCACCGTCTCCTCCACATCGGTGGAACGCGAGATGACGATCGTCATCTCCGGCCAGACGCTGGCGAACACGGTCATCCTCACCGACTACGCGATGACCAGGGCGCAGTCCGGCGAGTTCACTTGGAGCGTCCCCTTCCAGCTTTCGGACGGCGCAGTCCCGACCTGGGCCTGACCTGCAACAACACACGATTGGAGGTGCGGCCGTGGGATTCCGCGAGCAGCCCAACACCATCACCCTCACCTTCGAGCCCGGCGACGAACTCCACGGCCTCGAAGTCACCCTGCAAGGTCTCACCATCGGCGAGTTCTTCGCCTTCACCGGCATGGACGGCAGCGAAGGCGACAACGGAGTCAAGACCGTGGAGCGCTTTCACAACTCGCTGATCTCCTGGAACCTCGAAGACGCCGACGGCCAGCCCATCCCCGTCAGCGAGTCCCGCAACCGCCCCCACCGGCTGATCCTCGGACTCAACAGCGCCTACGTCGAAGCGCTGACGGGGGTACCCAAGTCCGACCCTTTGCCCGAGAGCTCCACCTCTGGCGAACCCTCCCAGGCGCCCGTAATTCCGATGGCTCCCTTGTCGGAGAGCCAGGCCAGCTAGCCCACGCCCGCCACATCCTCGGCCTCCTGCGGCAGTTCCCGAACTACACCTACACGACGCTCATGCAGGAAGACGCCCGCTTCCTGCGCCTGCTCGCTGTTGAAGCCCTCGGCACACCCGACGAACCCGACCCCGACCCGGAGGGAGGCGACACATGGCTGAAGACGCTGTAGACATTCACGTCCGGGCTACCAGCGCGCAGGCGCAGCGGGCGTTCCGTGACCTCAAGGACCAGGTCGCCGGGCTGAAGGGCGCGCTGGTGCCGCTCGCGTCGGCGGCGGTTCCGGTGGCGGCGTCGATGGGCGCGGTAGCCGTGAAGGCCGGCGGGGCAACCCTGGCGGTGTCGGCGTTCGGTGCTGCGGTGGCCGGGCAGGTGTCGCATCTGTCGGAAGCATCCGAGGCGCAGAAGAAGTATCAAGAAGCGGTCGTCAAGTCCGGGCGCGGTTCGAAGGAGGCGGCCGAGGCGCAGCGGGCGATACAGGCCACCCTCGCAGCGATGCCCGCCTCCACAGCCCGGGCCGCGGTCGGCCTGCAAACCCTTAAGGACGGCTTCCAAGACTGGTCGGACTCCATAGCCGACTTCACCATGACGCCAGTGGAGAAGTCGTTCACCTTGCTCGGGCAGCTCATACCGGAGCTCACACCGATGGCACGCGGCGCGTCCGAGCAATTGGACCGGCTGGTGACGGTCGCGGGTGGGGCGGTGGGATCGCCGGGGTTTGATGCGTTCTCGGACCGGGTGTCCACCTTCGCGAACTCGGCGTTGAAGGATGCGGTCGACGGGGTCATCAGTTTCTCGGCGGCCCTTGCTTCGGGTGATGCGTCGGGTCCGGTGAAGGCGTTCATGGAGTATGCCGCGGCGAATGGGCCTGCGGTGCGGGAAACCCTGGCGTCGATGGGCAACGCGGTGTCCACGCTCGCGGAGGCGGCTGCGGATGCCGGGCCCGGGATGCTGACGCTGGTGAACGCCGGGGCGGGTCTGGTGGCTGCTCTGCCGCCCGGGCTGGTCACTGTGCTGATGCAGACCGCGGTGGCGTTGAAGGCCGTACAGCTGGCGGGCGCGGGTGCGGCGGCGATTGCCAGTGGTGTGGCGGCGTTGGGTGCGCGGATCACGGCGTTGGGTGCTGCGTCTGCTGCTGCGGGTGGTGGTCTGGCGGGGTTCAATGCGGCGTTGAACACGCTGGGTACGGGCGGTAAGGCGATGCTCGCGGCCGGTGCTGTGGGTGCTTTGGCGTTGGCGATGCATCAGTTGTCGGACAACAAGGCGCCGGTGGCGGTGGATGAACTGACGACGTCGCTGAACACGCTGGCGACGACGGGCCAGGTGACGGGCGCCCTGAAGGGCAACTTCGACGAAATGTCGGCGAGCATCGCGATGATGTCGAAGGGTGCGAGCGACAACAAGTTCCTACAGCTGACGTCCGACATGGGCACGTGGCTCGGTATCGCGACTGGCCCGAGCATCTCCGACGCGAGGAAGAACGTCGAAGCGTGGGACAAGGTCATGGCGGACAACGTCGCGGCCGGGAACCCGAAGCTCGCCGCCGCTCAGTTCGACATCCTGAGGAAGTCGTGGCTCGCTGCGGACGGGGATCTGGGTGAGCTGAAGGAGGCCACCACCGGCTACGACGATGCGCTGGCCGCGGCCAAGTTCGAGCAGGAGCAGGCCGCCGAGTCGATGGGCGTTTTCGGTCTGGCGGCGCAGGATACGTCGGTGAAGCTGGAGGCGCAGAAGGAGTCCGCGGACGGTTTGCGGGCGTCCATCCTGGCGTTGAACGATGTGAACCGCAGTGCGTACGACGCGCAGATCGGGTTCGAGGAGTCGCTGGACGACCTGACCGCGAGCTTTAAGGAGCACGGCGCCACCCTCGACCTCGACACTGATGCGGGGCGCCGGAACGGTGAGGCGATGTCGGCGGCGGCTAAGTCGCAGGACGAGTTGATCGCGACGGGGCTGGCGGCGGGTGAGTCGCTGGGGTCGATGACGAAGAAGTCTGAGGAACTCCGCGCCGAGATGATGCGCCTCGCTGTGGACGCGTTCGACGGGAACAAGACCAAGGCCCGCGAGTACGTCAACGAGCTGCTCGGGGTGCCAGGTGACATCAAAACGCTGGTGAAGCTGGAGCGCGAGGAAGCCATCACCGGACTGAAGGACGTCCAGGCGGAGATCGACAAGACGCCGGGCAAGAAGTCCGTCACGGTCGACACGCTCAACGGGGCTGCGATCGCAGCGCTGGAGAAGGTCGGGCTGAAGACGAAGCAACTTCCCGACGGCCAGACGCAGGTGTTCACGGCGAACGGCAAGGCGCTCGGACCCATCGGTGCAGTGTTCACGGCGCTGAGCAACCTCAACGGCAAGACCGCCAACACGTACGTCAAGACCACCTACACCCGCCAGTACAACTACGCGGGCGTCGGCGCGGGTACCGCACGTTCCGGTCTTGCCGCAGGCGGCCGCGTCCCGAGGTACGCGGACGGCGACCAAGTGCAGTTCGCTCCGAACGGTCTGCTGAGCGGGCCGGGTACGGGAACCTCAGACGACATCCTCGCGGTGTTCGCTTCGGGTGCGGTGGGCGCGGTGTCGGACACCGAGTTCGTGGTGAATGCCAAGGAGACGAAGAAGCACCTGCCGCTGCTGGAGGCGATCAACGATGGACGCCTTCCGAAGTTCGCGAAGGGCGGCGTGACGAAGAAGGAGCGGGAGGCGCGGAAGGCGGCCACTGGTGAGCTGACTGTCTCCCACTTCGGGCGGATGGCCGGGTACAAGAATCCGGAGATCCGCAACCAGTTGGGATCCGCGGACAGTGTGGGTGACCTGGTGTCGTCGCTGAACAAATGGCGCTCCGTGATCAAAAAAACGACACACGGTGCTGAGGAATCGCGACTGCTGCGCTGGCTCAACAACACCGGCAAAGCGCTGATCGGGCAGGAGAAGAAACTCCTCAAGGTCAACAAGGCCCTCGACAAAGCCACAAGCAAACTCGACACGCTGAAAGACTCCGCATCCCGACTGTCCGGGTCGGTGAAGTCGGGGATCCTGTCCGGCGCGAACATCACCAAGGCCGCGGGGGCGGAAGACTCCCAGGTCACCATCAACACCCTGTTGTCGCAGATGCAGGGCTCCGCGGCGAGCAGTAAGCAGTTCTCGTCGATGCTCACCGGCCTGAAGAAGAAGGGCCTGTCCGGTGGCCTGATCGCGCAGATCGGCGAGGCGGGTATCGAGGGCGGCGGCATGGAGACCGCGGCCGCGATCCTCGGCGGCGGCACGGCGGAGGTCAAGAAGCTCAACGACTTGCAGAAGCAGATCACATCGGCTGCCGGGACGGCGGGCAAGGTCACCGCGGATGCCATGTACGGGGCCGGGATCAAGGCCGCGGAGGGCCTGGTGAAGGGCTTGACGTCGCAGCAGAAGGTGATCGAAGCGGGGATGATGCGCATCGCCAAGAGCATGGAGAAGGGCATCAAGAAGGCGCTCGGCATCAGGAGCCCAGCCAAGGTGATGGAGCCGGTTGGCGACTTCTCGTTCCAGGGCGTAGAGCAGGGCTGGATCAAGCGGATGGCGAAGGGCAACACGATGCTGTCCGGTAAGACCCCTGCGTGGGCGTCGATGCTCAACGTCCCCCGCGGCGGCGGGCCGCGCCCCGGCGCTACGGCCGGCGCGGCCGCCTCATCAGGCTGGGGTGAC